ACCCCTTTTATCGAATGGACTGCCCCAATGGTCAATGCAGAGGTCTTTAATGCTAACCCTTTAGATGAGATGCTGCCTTATTATTACATGGACTTAGATTGGTGCCATCGGGTCAAACCCAGAAAGGTAGGTGTGCTTCATAGCCAAGTCATCGGGCATACTTATTTAAGGAATAAAAAAGAGCATCCCATCGGTCAGCTAAGAAAGCAGCTTAGAAACTACTGGACCCCAATCAGTCAAAGACACATGCTGCAAAAATGGGGTAAAAACTGGCAACAAGATTTATGGCCTAAATAAAACAAAATGACAACACTAGAATTACATGGAATTTATCATGAATTATCCTTTTGGCAGCAATTTGTAAAAACAGACCGTTTTTTACAAGGCTGGGTAAAGAAAGTAAAAACACCCGAGCTGAACCAAGAGGTGGCAGACTTTATTTTATCTGTGCCTAATCAGAAAGTATTAGATGTAGGATCAGGGGTCTGCTCAATACTAAATGGCTTAGTAAATGTTACTGCTTGCGACCCTTTGGGAGACCTTTACAAGCTAGTTTTTGACTTTGAGAGACATAAGCTAAAAGCCCCACTACCCTACCCAGCAGAAGAGTTGCCCTTTAAGAATGAGTTTGACATTGTTCATATCTCAAATGCCTTAGACCATACCCAAGAGACCAGAAAGGCCTTAGATTTGTTATTACAAGCAGTTAAGCCCGGAGGGTATCTAATCGTGCAAGGGTTTTTTAACGAGGCAACACATGAGAACTGGCAAGGCTTCCATCAATGGGATATATCATTAGATGATCATGGCTGCATGGTTATACTAGGAAAGAAGTCAAAAACCATAATCGCATGGCCTCCACATAAGTTTGCAACAGTCAATTTATTAGGTCGGGATTGGTATTATTGGATTATAAAAAAATAAAATGGAATCAATAGTATATAATGAGGATTGCATGATTGGAATGGCAAAATATCCTGAAAAATACTTTGATTTGGCTGTTGTTGATCCACCTTATGGTTATGGTGATAAAAAAACTAATATATTAAATTTTAGGCAAACTGATCAACATAAAGAATGGAATATTGCGCCAAATAATGATTATTTTATTGAATTATTTAGAGTTAGTAAAAACCAAATAATTTGGGGGGGGAATTATTTTCCATTTATTTGGGGTTTTGGTGGAAAATGTTTTATTTATTGGCATAAAGGAAATCCAGTAGAAAATTTTGCAGATGGCGAATTAGCATGGACATCATTTACAAAAAATGCAAAAATGTTTGATTTTCGTTACTATGGTGCATTAGAAGGTAAAGGGCAAACAAGTAAAAAATTTCATCCTACACAAAAACCAATACCATTATATGATTGGATTTATCAAACTTATTTACCAAATGGAGGTAAAGTAATTGACACACATTTAGGTTCTGGTTCAAATAGGATAGCAGCCGATAAAGCTAATAACATTGATTTTGTTGGCTATGAATTAGATAAAGATTATTTTGAAGCCCAAGAAAAAAGGTGGGAAGAATATAAAAAACAACTTGTCTTATGGTAATATGCTGTGATATAGATGGCTGTCTAACAGATGGCAAAATCTGGGTGGACCATCAAGGTAATATTATTAAGTCCTTTAATAACAAGGACATAGGAGCCATTAAAGAGCTAATTTCAATGGGCTATCAGGTCCATTTAGTAACCGCAAGTTCATGGCCTGGAGCAGAGCAATACCTTAGAAGGTCAGGGGCAGAATTGCACATCATACGAAATAAAGAGACTATCCCTTTTGACTATCAAATAGCCATTGGAGATTCAGCATGGGATATCCCTATGTTATGTAAGGCAAAACACTTATTTTGTCCAGCAGACGCATCCTTAGAGGTCAAATGCTTAGATGGGGTCCATCCACTTATGACACCCGGAGGTCAAGGAATCATGTTGGAGTTGGTTCGCATCCTATCCAACTGGGGTACTGATGTTGATAAGTTTTAACACTTATATTTTGTTAAGTGCCAAATATTTCGTATATTAGGGGGTGAATAAAGGGTAAAAAATCAACGAGCCTTCAGTCCTTCGGGGTTGAGGGCTTTTTTACACTATGCCTTACAAATCAAGAGCCCAAGCAGCTTTCTTTAACATTAACAAGAAAAAGCTCGAAAAGCAAGGAGTTAATGTGGAGGAGTGGAATAAAGCCTCCAAAGGCAAGAAACTCCCTAAGATGGCTAAGAAAAAGAAGTAATGTCATCACTCACCACCATAGACTGGGATGTTGTAGGCGAATACCTAATGGCAGGATGCTCTGGAGTAGAAGTAGCCGCACACCTCGGTATCCACGAAAACACTCTGTATCAACGATGTAAGTCGGATTTAGGGGTCGATTTTGTGGCATTTAAGCAAGAAAAGCAAGCATCAGGAGAAAGCCTTTTAAGGAAGGTCCAATTTGATGCAGCAATCAAAGATAAAGACCGAGCTATGCTTATCTGGTTAGGCAAGCAAAGGTTAGGTCAGAAAGAAAAAGGCGAGCAAGATATTAAGGTTGATGGCGGCATTAACATAGTATTTAAGCCAGCCAATGAGACAAGTTGATATTCGATATACAAGTGTCTTTGAAAGGAACTTACTAGCCTATCAGGCAAAAAGATATAGGGTAATCGCCAACCAAGGCTCTACTCGATCTGGTAAGACTTATTCAATTTCACAACTTTTAGCTCTTTTTATACCGCACAAGGAAAAGGTTACTATTTCGGTGGTTAGTCCATCATTACCTCATCTAAAGAGGGGTGCTAGGCGAGATATCCTAAAGATACTCGAAGATGCTGGCCTTTACTCAGATGACAACTTTAACAAGACCGACAATGTCTATCATTACCCTAATGGCTCTTATATTGAGTTCTTTGGGGCTGAGGACTCGGGTAAGGTAAGAGGGCCAGGCAGAGATATCTTGTATATAAACGAGGCCAATCTTTTGCCTCACTCGATTTACCAGCAGTTAGCCCTTAGAACCAAGCAGACCATCTTCTTAGACTTTAACCCAGTCGATGAGATGAGCTGGGTGTATGATGTCGCTGACAAAGAAACTAACCTCTTAATCCACTCAACCTATAAAGACAATCCCTTCTTGCCAAGTGAGCAGGTAGCGGAGATTGAAAGTCTGAAAGATGCAGACGAGAATCTTTGGAAGGTCTTTGGGTTGGGAGAAAGGGGTAAGTCATCAGAGATAATCTACACACACTGGAGACCGGGTTACTTCCCTGACAGTTGTGAAACGGTTTATGGCTTAGACTTTGGCTACTCAGTACCAACTGCTTTAGTAAAAGTAGGGTTTTACGAAAGTCAGACATTTGTAAAGGAGATGCTTTACGAAACTAAGCTAACAACCACCGATTTAATAGAAAGGTTAAAGCTCTTAGACATTAAAAGGTCCGATGAGATATTTTGTGATGCTGCTGAGCCTAAGACTATTGAGGAATTGGTAAGGGCTGGGTTTAATGCCAAGCCTGCTGAGAAGGATGTCTATGCTGGCATCCAAAAGGTAAAAAGCCAGCCATTGATAGTATCACCTGACAGTAGTAACCTAATGAAAGAGATTAAGTCCTACAAATGGAAGGTTGACAAAGATGGCAAGGTCCATCCAGATGAGCAGCCAGTTAAGATGTGGGATCACCTTTGCGATGCGATGCGGTATGCAATATATACAAAACTAAACAAGCCTAAGTTCGAGGTGATGGCTTGGTAAAATAAAGAAAGTGGGCAGAATACAAGATGCGTGGGATGCGTTAACTAAGAAGGCGGTGCCAATGATGCCGGTAGGTCAGCCCTTTGCTTCCTATCAGGTAACTGGAGGAACTTTTGTTGGTATTACTGACAATCGTACTAACTACATTCGGGATGGCTATCAAGTTAACGACATTCTCTATGCCACTATAACTCTCATTACAGACAAGGTAAAACTGCCTGACTGGTCCACTTACAAGGTAGTCGATGAGGCCGCTTTTAAGTCGTATCAGGGCTTAATGAGAAAAAAAGACATCTCTACCGAGGACTTTCAAAAGGCAATGGGCTATAAGAAAAAAGCCTTAGAGCCTATTTATGTTGATAGACTTACTGAGCTTTTACGATACCCTAACGACTATGAGACCTTTCAGGACTTAGTCGCAAATTCTACTGGATATAAGCTGATAACTGGTGGTCGCTGTGTTTGGGCTCAGATGCTCGACATGGGAGCCAATCAGGGCAAGCCCTATCAGTTGCATAATCTACCCTACCAAGAGGTAAATATTATTGCTTCGACTAATATGTTCCCCATCGTTGAGGAGGGGTACATGATACCGGTCCTTTCTAATGCCTTATTCCCTAAGAGCCAAGTCTTACACGATAAGTACCAAAACTACGACTGGGATATCAACGGAGCTCACCTTTATGGTATGAGCCCTCTCAAAGCTGCTTTAAGGAGACTTAGCCGATCTAACTCAGCCATTAAGGCAAGTGCGGCCATGCTTGAAAATCAGGGTGTAAAGGGTGTTCTTTATGTCGATGACCCAAGAGTTATCAATGGCGGTGTAGATGTGGCCGATACTAGAAAGCAAGTAGAAGCTATTAAGAGTAAACTTGTGGGCAAAGGCGAGTGGGTAGGATCAGAGAACTG